TCGATGGGCCCCGCGCCTGAAATGACGCTGGGGATTCCGTAATACATCAGGTCCGGGCCGAAGGTGTCCTTGTGCACGACGGACCCCGGCACCCCGATCCGGCCCGCCGCGAACGGGATCGGGCCGTCAGGGTCAAGGGTCCATTCACAAGGGCGACCCGCCGCTCCGACCTGGGGCTGTAGCGCGGACATCACCGCAGATATGGCGATATTGGTCAGGACGTTGGTGGCGACCGACGTGATCGTCGCCATGATCCCCCCGGATGCAGCAGCCCCGGCAACGGGGGCAGCAGCGGCAAGGGCAGAGGCGGCGGCGGGCAGGATAAAGGGCATTCAGACCCTCCATGCCGTGACGAAAAGGTGAGGGATCATCGGCTCGATCAGACCCGACGCCGGGTTGAGGGCCAGCACCCGACCGTTGTCGAGGGCGACCGAAAGCGAACACCCGAATCCATCGCCCGGTTCGGACGCCAGGGCGATGATATCGGCAGGCCAGGCCGACGCCGCGCCAATCCGGGACAGGCCGGATGCATCCATAAGCGCGACCAGATCGGCGAAACCGAGACCCCGGATGTAGCGGACGGCACCGGCAAATGTCTTGTGCCGCGCCCCGTTCAACAGAGGGGCCGGTCGGCCCATATGGTGCATCGTATGCGCCGCCAGCTTGCCGCAATCGCGCACACCGGGGACCACGGGCTTGAAACCGAACCTGTCCATACAGGCCTGCGTCGCCGCCTGCCGTTTCAGCATCGGGCTCATTTCGACCCCGGCACGAACATGTGCAGAAGCCGTTTGAACAGGCCGGGATTTTCCGGGCGCGACCGCCATTCCTTCTTGCGGGTGATGCCGTCGACGAACTCCAGGCCGCGCTCGCCGGGCCATATGGTCTGGTGAAAGGCATCGTTCAGACGCCAGTCGGCGTTCGGCTCAAGCTGACGTTCGGCCTGCGTTCCGCATTCCAGGGTCAGCAGCCAGGCCTCCCCGACCTGAAATCGGGCCTTGTCGATCTCGCCGTCGAACTTGAGCTCCGGCACACCGACCAACTGGCCGGTCGTGGCGTGGATCACGCCCTCCCACCACTGAACCCGGCACCCCTGCGTCGTCGGGGCGGCCAGCGCGGCAACCGCCGTGTCGGATGCGGGCAGGATGCTGATATCGATCCGCGTTGTCTGTGCCTCGGCCCCGTCCTTGATCGACCCGACCCCGTTGAGAACACCGTAGTCGGGGTGACGCCCCAGATAGAGCTCCTCCCCTTCGCCTTCGTCGGCATCGAACGGGACGAACCCGCCGTCTGTGAGACAGATTGCGCCACCGGGCATGTCGAGCCGGATCAGGGTCGCCTTGATCGGGGCCGGGGCCTGAAACGCGGTGACGAGGGCGGCGTCCATTATTCGCGCTCCCGAACCGTGAACGTCAGATAGACCAGACGCTCGACCCCGACCGAGACATCGGCCACGTCGCGCGGAAAGCCCTCGATCATGGGCTGGGCGATCTCGACCACGTCATTGTCGGCAGGCGAGCGACGCAGCAGGTGGCGCAGCGGCACGACCATCTCGCCCGCACCATCTGCGGCCACGGCGGCGCTGGCCTGGTACAGGAATCGCTGCCCGCCCGTGATGATCGACAGAAACTGATCCTTGCGAACCACATAGCCGGGCATCATCCCGTCGATCAGGACCGACGCTCCGATCTGCGCGCCCCCCTTGATCCGGGGCGTCCCGATCCCCGCATCATCGCCGATGAAAAGGCCGGGCTGATACACCCGCATCACAACCGTCTCGCCCTCGGCCTTCAGGTCGCCCCAATCCATCGCCTGGACATAGGTCATTGGCGGCATGGCAAAGGTCAGGGCGTAGCGCGAACCTTTTCGACGCAGCTCCTGCTCGCTTCCTCCGGTCGCTGCCGTCAGGCTGTTTCGGGCCGAGACGATTCCGACATCCATTGACGCCGGAGGCGGGGCCGTCGGAAGGGTCAGGCTCATGAGCGCGACCGGCTGTACCGGCTGGTCTTGGCCATGTCGGACGGCACGGCCTTACGGGCCCCGGCAAAGGACCTGTCGGCCAGGGCCGCAGCCTGTGGCCCGGCCACCTTCTCGACCTGTGCGTCGAAATACGGGGATGGATTGATCTGGAGCGCCAATAGGCCGCCGCCGTTTACCGGGCCGGTTTTGCGCGCATCGACCATTTCGCGATAGGCAGGCTGGAGAGCGGACGGATTCGGGTTCGCGGCGGCGGCGATATGCGCAGGCAGGGCCATCCCTGCTGTGGCGGCCATTGAGGAGACCGCCATACCCTTGAAACCGGCCGTCATCATTGAAACCCCGGCGCGCGCCTGGGCGAAGGTGTCTCGCATCTGGCCGGCGACCCGGCCGAGCGAATCCGACAGGGCTTCCACGGTCGGCCGGGTCAGGACCTGCGCGCCCGCCTGAAGATTGGTCAGCACCTCGCCGCCGTGGACATAGGACAGGCCCCCCGGCGCACTGTCGGTGCCCCTGGAGAATCCGGGGATCTTGATATTCGAGCCGCCGAACACAGAGGTGAAGATTTTCCCGATCTCGCTGAAGCCGCCGCCTTGCGCCGACTTGAACAGGCCTGCCCCGAGATTGGACAGGCTGGAGCGCATCACGTCCGAAAGAAGGTCAAGGAACACGCTCTTGATGTCGCCAGTCAGCACCCGCTCCATGTTCTGGGCAAAGGCATCGCCGAACTGGCGCGCGGCATCGTCCATGGTCGCCTTGATGGCGGCGGCCTGGTCCCGAATGCCCTTGCCAATGTCAACAGCCTCGGTCCCGAGGGAGCCCAGCGTTGGCACATCTGGCAATGCAGCGCCCTCCCAAGCAGCCGCGCCTTCCATCTGTCTGCCAAGCTCAGGCCTGATGATCCCGGCGGCCACGGCGTCCTTGATCGTCTTGGTGTCACGGGCAAGCTGGAGCGCCGCGCGCTCGCTGTCGGTCATCAGCCTGTCCATGACCCCGGCGACATCATCTCGCAGGCGCTCGAACGCGGCGCGGGTGGCGTCGGTGGCGGCGACGGCCGGAACCACCATGCCTGCGTCCAGCTTGGCCATCCAGGCTGCCACGCCCTCGACCATGTCCGGAATATAGGAGTGGCCGACCACGGCGTCGTACAGGTCAAAGAACGCCTGCCCGACGCCCTGGATCTTCTTGATCGTGTCGCCGAAGATCTTGAACAGATCGACGCTGAACCACTTCCTCACGCCATCGACCAGCCGCGTGATGGCTGCGAGCGCCCCCGGAAACACCGCGTCGATCACGCGACCGATGCCCAGGACGATGGTGCCGACCAGCGTTCCCGCCGCATTCCACGCTTGCGACCAGTCACCCTTGAAGAGTGCGGCCAGCACCCGGAAAGCCTGGCCGATGATGGCAAAGGCGTTCGTGACGCCTGCGACCAGGACGCGCAGCATTGTGATGGCCTGGGGGCCGAACACGTTGATCATGATTTTCGCGAGACCGGCGAGGATCGGGCCGACGAAATCCACGACAGCCTTGATGGCCGGGCCAAGCGCAGCAAAGGCATCCTTCGCCGCCTGCAAAAGGCCGGGAAGCATCGGCCCGACTGCGTCCATGACAGCCTTCTTGAACTCATTGAAGACGGGGATCAGGTCGTCGCGGAAAACCCAGATCGCAGCAGCGATGGCGGCTCCGGCGGCGACGAACGGTGCAGCAGCGATGGCAAAGGCCCCCAGACCAGCCAGGACGCCACCCGCTGCGAACGCCGTGGCCAGAGAGCCAAGAGCGCCCACCACGGCCCCGACGACCACAAGCACGGGGCCGAGGGCGGCTGCGATGGCCGCACCAACCACGGTGAACGTCTGCATCTGGGGTGACAGGCCGTTGAACTTGTCGAGAAGCCCGGCCAGGGCGCTGGTCATCGGCACGAGGAAGCGATTGATGACCTCGCCTGCCTTTTCGGACAGGGTTGCGAGGCTGTCCCGCAGTTTGTCGTAGGGGTCGGTATTCTGCGCCGCGGCTGCTGATCCGCCGAACTGACGTTCCAGCTCAGAGAGCATGATCGCCTGCGCGCCAGCCGCGTTGCCGCCTGCGACCATGGCGGTGATCGTTTGCTTTTGGGCATCCGTGAACTGGATGCCCGCACGGCCAAGCGCCGACAGACCCTTGATCGGATCGTTGAGCGCCTTGCCGATCAGAAGCGTCGCGGGTTGCAGATCCATCTGCATACGGGTCGCCAGATCAACGGCCGCCTGCTGCGCCCGATCAAACGCCGATCCCGATACGTTGCCGAAGGTCAGCAGATTGGCGGTGACCTTCCTCAGGATGTCGTCGTCGTCATAGAGCGAGGAGCGCATCAGGCCGTCCGCGAGCCCTGCAAGTTGCTCCCTGGTACGACCCGACGCATCGCCCATGGATGTCAGCGCGGCATCGACCTGCCCCATCGCATCGGCGGCCTCGGTCGCCGCCTTGGACGCCGCAAACCCGGCAGCGATCAAGGGGCCGGTGATGGCGAGCGTCATGCCCGCCCCTACAGTCGCCACCTGAGCGCCGACGCGTTGCATCGACTTGCCGACGCCCTGAAGGTGTTTCTGGGCCTTCGATAGTCCGTCCGTAAAGGACGCGCTGTCGAGGCCGAGAACGACCCTGAGAGCCCCGATTGTGGCGGTTCCGGCCATGGGGGCCTCCTACATTTGCGCCCACGCCATCATGGCGGCGCGCATTTCGTCCGGCGTCTGGATCTGCCTCGGTTTCGCCGTGGCGGTCAGGCTTTCGAGGGACGGCATTTTCTTGGGGTCGTGATAGGAAAAGGCGGTCAGGCTGGCGATGTGCCAGGCCGTCCAGGCCCGTGAATGCCGCTCGACTTCGGCGGTCTCGGCGCGGGCTTCAAAGATCAGCGAAAGGGTTCTGGGCGTATGGTCCCAGAACCGGTCCGGATCGCCGCCGATCCGGACCCAGGCCTTCAGGAGGGACGGCCAGTCCCAGCCACTTCCGCCTTCCGAGGGTCGCCTTGGGCGTCCGGGAACGCCAGGGCGACAGCCTCACTGATGATCTCGCCCGCCCGCTCTGAGCCGACCCGGTCCAGGACATCAGACGCCTCACGCACCGACAGGTCGTGATGTCGCAGCAGCCCGCCGTGCATGATGGCCAGGATGTGATCCATTCCGAACGCCACGCCCGGCTGAAAGACCTCGCCCAGCGGTTTGCCGAGATGCCGCTCTATGGCGGCCAGACCATAGGAGCCGAGGACGAACCGGTATTTGCCTTCCGGCAGTTCGATGGCGACTTCACCGATTTGAGGGTTCGCCATGGCTTAGGTCGCCGCAGTGAAGACGGGTCGGCCACTGACCTTGTAGGTCGCCGACATCGAGATCACGCCCTCCACACCGACCTCATCGATCGTGGCCCCGGTCGGAATGCCATTGAAGAGCAGGCTGGAACCTTCGGGCAGGACGCCCTTGTAGGTTCCGAGAAGACGGCCGTTCACGTCGCTGAGCAGAAGCGCGTAGCCAGCCTTGGTATAGTTCATCGTCGCGGTGACCTCGCCCGGATCGACCAGGGTCGGGATATATTCGTGGGTACCGTCAGGCGAGCCCATGTGCGTGGCCTGTTCAGTCCCCAGGGTCGGGGAGGGCAGAGAGAGGGTCAGAAGCTCGGCATAGTTCGTGAAGACGGCGGGCGGGCCTGCGGAGGTCATCTTGCCGAAGGTCGCACCATACCCGTTGATGGCGGCAGTGGTCATAATTCAGATCCTGTAAAAATCGTGGAGGGGAGGGAGGTCAGGCTTTGGCGGGAGGCTTGGCCACGGGCTGGTCACCCGGCTTCAGGACGCCGGATTTCGCGGCGGCGTCGGCGATTTCCTTTGAAACCTCCCCGGTGAACCCGGCCGGATAGGCAAGGTGGCCGGTCTCGGTCGGATGATCGTAGGGCTTGGCGAAGGTCACGGTTTGCACGGCAGGGCTCCTAGGCAGTGGCATGGTAGATGATGAAGTCGAGGCGGACGCGGCTCAGCGGGGTCCCATCCTCGTCGAACGAATCCTCGTTTTCGGAGGACAGGAAGACGCCATCGAACCGGATGCCGCCAAGGCTGAACCGGGCACCGGACAGGCTGGCCTTCACGGCCTGCGCCACGTCTTCGGCTATGGTGTTTGCATTGCCGGAACCGTCCGCATCGGTCGCCCAGCAGTCCACCTGGACGCGGCTTTCGACCAGGCCAGAGGGCCCGGCGTGGTGATAGTCGGGACGGCCGTTGATCAGGTGCAGGACGATGGCGGGCAGGACCCCGCCCTGCGCCCGGCGGCCCCATGAAATCCGGTCATCGACCACGGCGATCACGCCCGGCGCGGTCAGCAGGCGCGAGGTCAGGGCGGCTTTCATTTGCTACCCCTTCGCGGCCTTCTTCGCCAACCGTGCGGAGGCCCTGTGGATTTCGGACCAGAGGTCGTCGCCTATGCCCTCGAGCAAGGCCTCTTTCCCATTGTCCCAGGCGGGCCGCATGAACGGCTGCGGAGGATGATTCTTCGTACCGAACTCCTGGAGGCTGCCCTGTGGCGGGGCGTGCCCAGAGCCTTCACCGCCCGGCCCCATGTAGGCCTCGACGGTGTTTTGCTTCTTGCCCTTCCACTTGGCGTATCGGCTCGATTTGGTCGAAACCGCGATGCTCTCATGCAGGTCGTGGTTCCCTGTGGCAGGGTCGTCAGGTGCCCGCCGACGAGCGTCGTCGGCCATGGGCTCCAGGCGGGCCAGAGCGACCCTTTTAAGGACATTTCGGCCGGTCGCCTTCGGGAGGTCGGCCAGGGCTGCGTCGATGGCCTTCAGCCCCTCGACCTTGACCGTCCCGCGCCTAGCCATCGGCGCGTGCCACCGCCGTCAGTTCAATCCCGACACGATGGCCCTCATATTCCTTGGCCCCGAGGATCTCGAATACCCGACCCTCGAACCGCAACCGGTCGGACGGGCCGACGCTGGCGACAGCGCTCGAGTGGCGGATGACGAACCTTGCCAGACCGCTGCCCGCCCGCTCTCCAGCCCTGAACGTCTCCCCGTCCGAAACCGGCGTATAGGCCGCCCGAACCGAGGCGATCTCTATCCAGGTCGGAACATCGTTATTGTTGCGGTCCTTCTCGACCATGAACCGTTCGATCGCGATCCGGCGGGTCAGACTTCCTGCTGCGAGGGGCATTAAACTCGGAGCCAACGGTACGGGTCGATGAGAGACCGGATCGGAGCGCCGTCCGTTAGGACAGGCTCACGGTTGGCGTAGAGGTCGCCGAGCGCCAGGAGGGCGGCGGCTTTGAAGACGGCGATGGTGCCGGCGTCGGACGGAACCAGCGACAGGTTGCAGTATTGCAGCACCCGCGCGACGGCCGCGTCCGAATAGATGCTGATCGTGGTGTCTTCGTCGCCGCCATCGACGCGCAGATGCTCCTTCGCCTCTTCCAAGGTGAACAGCGGTCCGGTGCCGGTGACGACGACGTTGAGCGACATGGCTTAGCCTTCGGCCTTCAGATGATCGACGACCTGTTCTTCCTGCGACGCCAGCGCCGAGGGGGTGTTCAGGTCGATGCGGTTCATATCGGCCGTGGCCCGCTCACGCGGGTTGTCGTCGATCGCCACGTGAGCCGTATCGACGCCGGTCGCGATGGCGGGCTCGATGAGAGCGCCAGACGCAGCGACTTCCGTCGCGGGTGCCAGGTCTTCGGGCTTGTCGGCCTTCGGGTCTTTGGTGGTCATAGCGGTCTCCTTCGCTCGGGTGTCCCGGCTTGCCAGGAGGGGCGACCAGCCGCCCATCCAAGAAAGCCGGACCGGAGTTTCCCCCGGCCCGGTTCCCATCAGGCGGTTAGGCCTGCTTGATGAAGCGCATGTATTCGGGGTTCTTGACCCCGCCGCCGACGCGCTTGGTCGTGTAGAAGCCGACGTAGGGCTTGTTCGTGAACGGGTCGCGCAGGACCCGGATACCGACGCGATCGATGACGAGATAGGTCGCCTCCATGTCGCCGAAGAGGATCGACACCAGGCCGGTCGTCATGTTCGGCATTCCGGGGACTTCCACGACCGGCGCGCCTTGGAGCGTGGACGGCTGGCCCTGAACATACGTCGGCTGCCAGATGTAGTTGCCCTGGCCATCCTTCAGCTTGCGGATCTTGCCGAGGCTGGTCCGGTTCATGAAGAACTTGGCGTTCATGCTGCGCTCGCTGGGGAGCGAGTAGACCAGATCGATGATCTCGTCCGTGGTCACAGCGGCGGCGCCGGCGACGGTCGTGCCGGTGATGGCCCCCAGCGGGTTCTTGGCAGCGTTGGCTGCACCCGTCACGTAGGTCAGTACGCCGTCCGGCTTGTTCGTGCCGTTGCCGGACAGGAAGGCGATGTTTTCCTGGATGGCGAACTCGCCGTCGACTTCGTCGGCCAGCCACTTCTCCAGATCGACTGCCGCATCGTCCAGCATCTGCTGAGTGATCTGCGGGTTGGCGTAGATCTCCCCGGTGTTCCAGGCCAGCGAAGTCAGGCCGGGCGTGGTGGTGGCGGGGCGAGCAGCCGTTTCACCGACCCAGCCCGAGCCGATCACGCCGTCGTTGTAGACCTTAGAGAAGCCAGCGCCGCTGATCGTGATCACCTGCGAGTTGGCGCGGATCGGGCTGATCTGCTTCAGCTTGTTGGTGATCGTCCGGTCCCACTCGACGGGGGCCAGATAACCACCCTCGGCCGCCGTCCCGACCGACATTGCGGCCGATACGTCGCCCTTGCGCATGTGGGCCTTGAAGTCCTTCACATACTCGGGGTTGGTCGGCTGCATGTCGCCGACCGGGCCGTTGACGCCGGCGGCAATCTTGGCGTTCAGATCGTCGATAACCTTCTGATAGCCGTCCATGGCGTCGTTGAGCTTGGCCAGCTCGGCCTTGACGACAGCATCGTCGGCCTTGGCTCCGACTGCCTCGTCGTTCTTCGACTTGAAGGTCTCAAACGCCTGATTGAGAGCAGTGATGGCCGTCTTGGGATCAGACGCATCGGCTCGGATGGTGCCCGAGATAGCCTTGGGGCGAGAGAGAACGGCGGCGGCCGAGAGACCGGCGAGCGCCGTCGAACCCGCCAGAAGGCGAGCAGTGGGGGTGTGTCGCATGATGTGGTTCCTTTCGCGCTCTAGGCGCTGATGGTGGCAAGCAGTCGGACGAGGCTGTCCGTCAGTTCAGGGTCACCAGCGCCGGGCGTGGTGTCGGCATCCAGGGCAGCGCCAGGCGTGCCCTTGATCTTGTTAATGCGAGCCCGCGCGTCAGAGCGCGTCAGGCCGGCAGAAACCAGTTGAAGTTCCATGGCCCGAAGATCGTTCGTCGATCGATCCGAGGCCTTGGCCTTTTCGTCTGTCGTCATCTTGTCGGCCGAAAGCAGGACGTCAGCGAACCCGCGCTCAATGGCCTGCGAGCCCGACATGAAGGTCTCGGCATCCATCCACTTGGCGCACTCAGCGACGGTTCTGCCGGTACGGGCCGCGTACACCTCGGCCATGGCTTGGTCGAACGGGACAAGGAAATCCGCCGTCTCCTGCATGTCGTGGCGGTTTCCCATCGCCAGGACCCAGCAGTTGTGGATCATGATGAAGGACGCAGCCCCGATCTCGACAGTATCGCCGGCCATGGCGATGACGGACGCGGCAGAGGCCGCCATGCCCATGACCTTGATCGTGATGTCCTGCGGATGCTCGCGCAGGACGTTGTAGATCGCGATCCCCTCGAACATGTCGCCGCCGGGCGAGTTGATCTGAACTTCGACGGGGCGGTCACCGATGGCGCGAAGCTGGGCCGCGACGGTCTTGGCTGTGATGCCGCCACCGGACCAGAAGTCCTCGCCCACGATGTCGAACATGGTGATGACGTTGTCGCCCTTCTCCAGAGCACGGATGCCGGCCCCATCCTCGGACCAGCGATCCAGCACAGACGGTGCCGTAAAGGCGTTCACGTCGCGGCGTGCAGGGATCGGCAAGGCACCAGGCCGGGTCTTGGCGAAAACCATCAGATTACGTTGGCGCATTGTCGCCTCCAGTCGGATCAGACGGCGCGGCCGGGGCAGACATCCCGAGCCCCAAAGTCGCATAGGCACCGCCCTTCGGCGGCAGATTGGAAAAGCCGCGAACCTCGTCCTGCGTCATCCACGGGAGCGAGCCGCCGGAGCCGAGGGCCTTCGCGAAGAAGTCGCCCTGGTCTTTGGTCGAACCCTTCAGCAGGGCGTCGGCGTTGAACTCCACCGAGTAGGTTTCGGCTTCGTCTTCCGTGAGCAGCGACCGCTCAGCGGCCTGCTGCCACGCCGTGAACCACGGGTTCAGCGCATACTGGACGAAGAACTGGCCGAGGGCCTGAATGCCGGAGCCCCAAGAGGTCTCGTCCACCATCAGCAGCGGCCGGGGCACCCCGGTGACCCGGGCAATCTCTTCGACCTGCATTTTGCGAAGGCCTGACAACTCGGCGTCCTTGGCGTTCTGCGCCATGGCCGCATAGTCCATGCCCTCTTCAAGGATCAGGTTCTTGCCGGCGTTCGCCGCGCCTTCCTTCTCGGCGAGGCTAGACTTCAGCCGCTCAAACGCCTGGTCCGAAAGCTTGCCCGGATGCTTCAGGGCACCGCCGATGAACGATCCGTTTTTAAAGAGCCTGCCGGCCGCGAGCTCGGCGCTCAAAGCCAGTCCGATCGCGTCGCGCGCCTGCCGGACGAGGTTGACGCCATTCAGGCCGTCCATCGACAGGCCGCGAAGGTGGAAGATCTCGTCGGCAGCGTAGGTCCGCTTGCTGCCTTCGATCGGCTGATATTCGTAGACTACGGTCCAGTCGGGGCGCTGCTTTACTTCAACGCGCTTCGGATCAAACGGAATGAGCCGAACGATCTCGTCTCGGCCGGTCCTGATCTGGCGCGACTTCACAATCAACGCAACGGCTGGTCTATCGCTCGTCATCGCGCGAAGTTGCATCAGCGAACGGAAGTCGAATGCAGTCTGCCAGGGGTTCGGTCGCCTATGCAGCAGCTTGTAGATCGGAAGCGCCTTCGCCTTTTCCTTTGTATCGTTGTTCAGGACATGGACGGGCAGCATGCCGACCGAGTTGGCGATCAGGCTCATGGCGCGGAAGAACGCCGGGTTGCGCATCGCGGCCTCGGCCGACACCGTGATGCCCGATGAAGCCTCAAGGCCGTCCCGCATGAAATCCGACAGGAACGGGTCATTCAGCGAATAGGCCATGATCGCCGGGCCGGTCGCGCTCGCCCGAGACGACGACACCTGATCACGGGGCTCCTGGCCCGTCAGAACGAGGGGCTGATATCCTTTCATCAGCCCTCCTTCAGACCATTCTCATGCCGCGCGTCTCATAGACCGATGGCCCCTTGGCCTCCGGGTTACGCGCCATGAGCATGATGGCGTTGAAGCTCGCGACGAGCGGGTCGATCTTGGCCCGGCCCGCCGACTGCTTGGTGATGACCACGGCACCGCCGCGAACCTCGACCTTGGCGTTGCCGACGCACCACGACATCAATGGCCTGCCGCCATGGACAAGAGAGCCGTTCTTCAGCTTGATCTCTGAGCCCCAGGAGGCAGGCGACAAGGCGAACCCCTGGCGAACCGCGACCTGCATCCCGACGCCTATGCCGCGAGCCTCAAGCTCATCCACGAGCGAAGCAACGCCGGCCGGGTCCAGCCCAACCGCGTTCTCATCCGGTAGAAGCCCAGCATCCTTGACCCGTTCGACGATGCTCGCGGCCTGGTCGATGGGCTCCATTGGATCGGAACTGATCGTCAGATCCTTGTCCCGCTCGAAATCCCGCAGATGGGTCGCGATGTCCGCACGTCGCTTGAGCACGTCATCATGCGCCCATGCATGGTTCCAGAGCATCCACTTCCGGGTCTGCTTGCACCTGCCCAGTACGGCCAGGCCGAACAGATCGTCCAGGCCGCCGCCGTCAATGCCGACCGTGCAGACCTCGGCGCGCTCCAGCAGCGTATCCAGCGTCAGGGTAGTGTCGGCCGCGCCTTCCCAATAGTCGGCCCCGGCCCAGCGGCTGTTCGAGAGGGCAAGGCCGATCTCAATGTTCAGGTGCTTGGCGAGGAAGACCTGCTTTTCGCCGCCGGTGGCGTCCTTGACCTTGCGAAGCTCGTCCTCAAGCCAGGTCTGGCGAACCGATCGGCCCAGGTTCGGGTTCGTGATGTAGAAGTTGGCGGGTTCGAGGAACGCCTGGCTTTCGACCATCGCCTCGGGAAACTCGTAGATGACCGGCAGGCTGCGAGGGTCGTCAATCTTGCCGTCCCGCACGTCGCGGAAATAATCGAGCTTGGTCTTGAACACTCCGGCCGGCTCTTCGTCGGCCTGGGTGCTGGCCCAGATCACGAAACCTTCCGGACGGGAGACCGTGCCGCCCGTGGCCTCTCGCAGCATGGCGTCGGCCTTGGCCCGCTTGCCGAAGACCCACAGCTCGTCGACGAAGATGTGACCGGCCTTCTTTCCGGAGACCGTGTCGGTGTCGGCGGCGACGACCTTCAGCATGGCGCCGTTGCCACGATGGGTGATCGTCCGGATGTGGTCTTGGACGTGGAGCAGCTCGTCAAGCTCTTCGTCGGCCTTCACCATGTCGCGGGCGGGCTTGTAGGCGTTCTGCGCCACCTCGATCGTGGGTGCCAGGATCAGCAGTTCGGCCGAGTGACGCCAGTTCCGGATCAGGGCCGTGACCATGATGCCGGCGGCGATCGTGGACTTGCTGTTCTTTTTCGAGATCAGCAGGAAGAACTCGCTGATGAGGCGCGCGCCGCTGTCGGCATCATAGGCTCCGAAG